GAAGATGCACCAGGTACCAGGTCGGGTTGCCGGTGGAACCGGTGTTACCAGCGGCCAGACGGAGCGTGGCGAAGTAGAGCTTCACGCCAACGGTGACGAGCTGGTTCAGCGGGTCGCTCTTGTCCGGGGTGTCGGTGATCACGATCTTCGGGGAGAGCGGATCATCACCGGTCAGGGCGGGGATACCGAACGCCTCGTTGCCGAAGAAGAACGAAGCGATGATGTCCTTGGTAGCAGTAAGACCACCCCCATTGGGGCTGGTAGTATTGATGAACTCGTCAGTATCAGTCGCGGAACCCTTGCTGACAAACGAGTTGGTCTGGGTGACGACGCGGCAGCCGTAGATGGAGCCAACCTCGCCCTTGTAGAACGGCACACCCTTGTTGCCGTAGTTGGAGGCGTTCAACCAGTCGCTGTCGCGCATCAGGTCGCGGGCAACGCGGGGATCGGTGGCGAGGACGTAGCTGCCATTGATCAGCGGGGCGCGATTGCGCTTCAGCCGGGTCATCGAATCGAGGACAGCCGAAGCGGTCATCGTGACGTTCGCAGCGGTGGTATCGGTATTCAGACCAGAGAAGCTCTGGTTGGTCAGCGTGGCCGGGTTGCCGTACACCTTGATACCGCCGGAACCGGCAGCGGTGTTACAGGCATCCGAGTTGTCGAACGCAGGGCCGGCCTGTTCTGGACCAGTACCAAGAACCGAAGTTCCAACGTGAAGCGACAGGTTGGAACCGATCAGCGTGTTGCGGATCACCGAGTCAACCCAGAGAGCCATGTCCAGACCAGAGGTCTTGGTGGCCTGCTGCAAGCTGTTGAACAGGTCGGTGGCGCGGAGGATGTCCGTGAGGCCGATGACCTGACCGTACTGCGCGAGGCTCTTGTCGAGCTTGTTCAGCGCGAGAGCGCGGTAGTTGGCCGAGGCGATGGCCGTACCCTCACTCAACGACTGGACACTGCCAATGCTCGGGGCTCCGAAACGGAACATCGAGATGGCCTTGTTGCCATTGTTCTTGGGGATCGGGGCCTTCATGCCGAACTGATCGAGGATCGTCTCCTGAGTGACGATGCTGAGCAGCTCCTTGCTGAAGTAGTTCTGGAACTGGTTAGTAAGCGTGGTTGAGGTCGTGACTGGCATATTTCAGTTGTGGTTGTGCCTTAGGCTGCTTCCCGGTCGAACTCTCGTGACGCTCGCATGAGCGCCTCCCTCTGCTCCTTGAGGGACAGCTTGGAGAAATCCTTCTCCTCGGCCTTGAGTTGTCCTGCCGGAATGCTCTTCCCAATGGCGGTCTTCTGCTGGAGCTTTTCCAACTGTTCCTTGAGAGCCTTGTTCTCGCTCTCAAGCGACTGAGCTTTGCCAGCGGTATCTTGCAGCTTCATCAGTTCAACCGCATGGACAAGTCCATCCGGCATCCCCGTGAGGAACGGCACACGCTGCAAGATCTCAACAGTCCGCTTGTACTCGGCACTCGACTGATCCTTCAACCACGGCTCCTTGTCGGCCAATCGATTGTAGTTGTCAGCCCACTGCTTTGCCATGCGCTCCTGCTGGACCTTCTGCGCCTGCTGGGATGCGGACTTGCGAACCCCCTCGGCCTTGGCTCGCGCTGCCTTGGCCAACTGGGTATCGCCATCAGCATCGAACTCCTTGGCCGCAGCCTCGTAGTCCTCCGCCGTGTAGCCCTTGTCATCCCTGAAGGAATTGGCTTCCGCACTCTGGGATTGCTCCCGCTGCTTCTGCCATTCCTCCCGCTCCCGTTTCACCGCCTCGCGCTCGGCCTTGATGGCCTCCTTCTCGGCGTTGATCTGCTCCCAAGTCTTGGCCTTTCGCTGTTGCTCCTGGGCAAACTTGGAATCCCGCTTCTGCTCAGCGGGCGGCTTCTGCTCCTGCTTACTCTCGCTCTTGGCCGTGTTCTCAACCTCTTTTCCGGCGGACTCCACTTCTGTGGTTTCCTTCTCGGCTGGAGCAACCTCTTGTTTGGTTTCCGGCTGCTCCTTTGCCCGATTGTCGATATCGACACCGGAGTCGAAGTCGTTGGCCAGCGCGAGCATCGCATTGGCATCCATCGCCCCGCTCTGATTCTCTTCTGACATATTGTGCTTTTACTCGTTTGCCGGTCCGCACAGACACAGCAACCGCAACTTGATCCTATGTGTTCGTGGCAGAATCAGGATCATCATCCTGCCCCGTAATTGATTCCTGATCGGCCATCACTTCGATGACCTTCACAAGACTGGCCTGACCCATTGCAAACCCTGCCGAGTATTGCAAATGGTTTCGGTCCGTAATCGCAGAAGCGTTCTGCATCAGGACCGTGTTCAGTAGAGCTTCCTTGAACCGTTTGCCGGTATCGCTCTTGAAGAAATTGTTGAGCGCGATCGCGTCATCCTTGCGCCATGGCAACGGATCAACCCAACGCTGGTGACGCGCAAAAGTCCATGCCGCACGGAGTCGGCCAATGAATGTGATCATCAGCCCTTCTTCCTGCCGGCAGCCGCACGGCGCATGAACTCCGCAGCCCCGAGCTTCTTGCGCCCGATCCATGCCGCCAGAGCCTTCGGATCATCCGCGCCCTCCTTCTTGAGCTGCGTGGCCAACTTGCTGAACTTCGTAGGTTTCTTCTTCATGTGGTTACCATGCCTTGCACGACCAGTGCCTGGGCGTTGTCTTGTCCGTCGCCGTGTCGCAGTTGTGCCGCGCACGAAAGTTCTTCCGCCGACCCGGATCATCCTTCTTGATCTCCATCTTCGGATCACCGAACCGGACCTTGATCACAGTCCCCTTCGGATTGCGGACATACACAGCCTTCTTCTTCGCCTCGCCCGGCGTGTAGAACGGCTTGTTCAACGTGACCTTCTTGCCCTGGTACTCAGCCATATCTCATTCTCCAAATAGCGGCGATTCCTGTATCTCCTTCAACGTCCCATTGCTCCTGGCCTTCTGGAACCGCACCTTCGGCGGAACCCCCTCCTCAAGCTGCTGCATCACAGAAACTGAGGTGGTCACCACAGGCTCAGGCATCTTGATATGAACGACCGGCGGAGGAGGGGGCGGAGGAGTTGGATTCATAGGCTGGAACTCGCCGCACCAATCCATCGCATGGACAGTGGGCCAACAAGTGGGTCTGCTGCTCGGCGGATACCTCCGACAGGTTCCATCCACAGCGCGGTATCGACAATCGTTACAGGTCATTGGACAGCAGGAACAGGGGCCGGGGCCGGGGCCGGGGCCTGCTGGGCCGCGAGCATCCCCGTACTCTCAAAAAACTTCTGGATCTCCTTCCGCAGCTTCCGCGCCTCATTCGTCGCCACCTGTTCGTAAGCCTGGAGCAGACTGTCCAGCCGGCTCATGAACGCATTCTTCGCCACAGGACTCAACACCTGACCCTGCTGCATCGCCCCATTCAGATACTGCATCAACACCCCAATCCTCCCCGCATAGTTCTGACCAGGCTTCGCAGGCACAGGCACACCCACCAAGAGCGTCGGGATCGTCTTCGCCTCGTCCTCCAACTCATCCACCTGCTTCTGCCCCGGATCCCGCAGCAACCGCTTCACCAGACTCGGGTCGTCCAACTCCATGATGCTCTTGTCCAACTCCACCTGATCCACCCAAGGCGAGTTCATGAACAACTGCTTCCGGTTGATGGCCTGCTGCACCATCATCTGACGACTCACCATGTCCATCCCACCCTTCGGCTCCAACTCATACTGGTCATGCAACGCAACCGGATCCGCCTCCAACGAATCCTCCGCAAACCGATACCTCAGACTCTTGCTGTCGTACTGCACATACAACGCCCACGCCTGACGATACAGCTTGCCCAACGCCATGCGGAACAGTCGCGCCCGCAAATCCCCGCTCTGCATCGCCTGCGCATTGATGCTCTGGATCTCCGTCGCCGTCCGCCGGTCGCTGCCACCACTCATGATCGTGCCCATCGTGTAGTCAGGGCTACCAATCCGGTTCTCCGCCACCGCACGAGTCTGATTCAACTCCTGATCGAAACTCACCGGCGGCTGCGGCATCTGCACCGGAGCCACCCCATACGGCAAGATCTGCCCCGGCTGAAACCGCAGATTGATGCTGTTCGGCAACTCCCGCTCCGCCCGGAACAACGGACGGTTGTACAACGTCATCGCATCATGCTTGTGGTTCCACATCGAGGTCATGCTCAACTCGAACGGAGCCAAGATCTCACACACCCCTCGCGGACTGAACCACCCCTTGTCCTTGATCTCATACGGGAAATCCACGAACGGACACTGCCCATGGTCGTACGGCAACTCCATCGGGTCCCGCAGATCCAGATCCACAGCAGCAGGACTGTACAGGTACACCTCCCACTTCCCAGCATCCGTCTTCCGATACACCTCCCAGATGATCACCCCATCCGTGTTGCTCGTGTAAGTAATACCCTCACGCAGTTGCTTCGCGTCATTCTCACTCGCCGCCCCCGGAATGTTGTCGTCCTCCTGCGGGTTCCCACGGATCTTCGCTATCGTCTTCGAATCCGCCTTCCAACCAAACTGGCCAGCCATGCGCTTGTAAGCACCCACACTCATCGGCATCACATGCACCGCCCAGTCCGCATCCTGCAAATCCGTCGTGTACGGCGGCACCACGAAATACATCGGATCCACCGCCTCAAACCCAACCCTCTTGTCCCCAGGATTCCAGAAACACTT